GCATCAATACGTCTCCACGTACCGTGGTCGTTGCTTCCTACTTCCATTAACACATTACTCGCTAATACCCAACAACATTGTGGGACAAAGGTTTCGTGTTCTTTATACATAGCACGAGCAGTGACTTTATCCGTATTACTTGTTAATTGCTTCATAACACCTTCGTTTATCTTTTCGCCTTTGGTTGGCTCATTAATGACTGCTAAACGAGCACCCTTGGTGTCTAATAATTCACCAGAATGTTGTCCCACGCGAGCACGCTTTTCAGTAATCAATGTTGTGGGAACATCAACCTTGTAATCACCTAATACTGCCTCCATTAAAGTAATCAATACAGACTTACCGTTTGCACCATCACCAATCCACATATTGAACTTTTGGTTTTTCCCATTCGAAGTTCCATTCAAAGTACACGCCAGGAAATCAAACATATAGTCATACAATTCTGGTTCTGGGAATAATTGATGTAAGAATGTTTCAATTTCGTGTACGATTGGTTTGTGTTGGTCTGTCAATTCAATGTAATTAATATTGGTACATTTGGACAAGTAATCATCCGGACGCGGTTCACGAAAACATCCTTCATGGAAATCATATACACCATTATTGAAACACAGCAATTCTGGGTTTGAATCTAACTTGCTTCCCAAGTTTTGTTCATAGAACAAATGCTTTGCCGTAGACATAATTTTCTTAGCATCTGGTTCGCGACCGAGCTTTGTATAAATATTTTTTAGTGTTCCCAGTACAGTCTTCTTGGTTTCTTTGCTACTAATAGAAATGTTTGCTCCACCTGCGTTCATTTTCTTATGGATTTCTCCACTAATTAATGTTCGGAAACCAGTCATAATATAATTACGTAAACTAACCCCACAATCGTTTTCAATGTAGCGTCCGTTAACAATTTGATACCAAAGTCCATTCCCACTGAACGCAGCACACACAAATTGTTCTCCCTTAAGAATATACAACAATTTGGTTAATTCTGCCTCACCACACATCCCATTCGGGTCCTCCAACGTTTCATTCACAACTTTATACAATTGTTTGTAAATAGAACTGTCGCATATTTCCTTATAACTGGCGTGATTGTCTTGCTTTACCCAATAAGCAATCGACTTATAAGTAAGGAATTTCCCATTTTCTTTCACACTATTGCGGTCCCAGTTCTGTACCAATTCTGGAATGGAATTGTAATTAAAAGTAGAACTCTGAGAACTGAACTTCAACCATAGAGGTAATAATAGATTACGATTGTCGTCCGGACAAGAATTCTTTAATGCACATCCAACACGAAACCATTTTTCATAACTCCCGTTCTCATAATAACTTCCAGGTAAGGCAAGTGTTAATGGAATAATATCACGCAGCTCACTGAACGTTCCTTGGCTTTCGACATATAACAAATAGTTATTATACAAACGGTCTAATTCATCTTTTGTGTTTATTTTTATCAAATCGTATGTGCTGAAACTGAACGAAGTCATACACGCAATCGCTTGAATAGCATTATTACGCGGGGATACATCCAATGCTTGTGGAGCAGAACTCTTTAACAATTGTTCATATTGGGGAATGAATGCCGTTTTGAATGCTAATTTTTGACAGTTTTTATTACGAACAGAAATCTCCATTAAATCAATGCTCTTTGAGTATTCATTCACATTAAGTGTTTCACATTGGAATTCACCATCGTCTTCATCAAACTTCATCTCAAATATATGTGTAATCTGGTATGCTTTATGATTTGGCTTACGACTCCCATATACCTGCCAACCAGTGTTTCGCGACATCACCGAATTGTCTACAACACCATCCCATCCATCTACATTATTTACAGGGAGTTCAGCCAATATGTCAGGAAAATCACGAAGCATACATTCGCGCAGGTATTTGCTTACCGTTTTATCAACAGATAAATTAATAATAATATGTATGCCATCTTTTGTTATTTTTTTGTCTGCTACGCGATTTACATCGGGCTTCTCAAAGATGAAAACCTTGAATGATTCGTCGTCAAAACAAAACATTGACTTCAAATGCTCGCAAATATTCAAAACCATTTCTTCGATATGTTCATTTGTATGTTGTCTTTCATCTACTTCATAGTCATAATGGAAATCTAAATCAATTGCAATCGGTCCTTGGTCTAATTGACGCTCTGTTAAATATTCTTTACCTTTCTTATCTACAATATCTTTTTTATATAGCGCAAAGAACTCTTCCAATTCTTCATCTGGAATATTGTATTTACCACCGTATATTTTGCTTTTATGGTCGCCAATACGGGTATGAGTAATCTCATCACCGTCCTTCGCTTTATGAGAGTCTAAAAATCCTTTCAATGTTGTGATTTTACGTTTGGTCGTCGCTTTTGACGCGCTCATTGGGATAGAATATGATGATACATTTTTTCCTAAATCTGACCCTTCAATTTTGCCTAATTCCATAATTTTGATATGATATATTGTATTATATGGGGGTGTTTTTAACCCTTTTCGTAGAAGTATTTAGTTTGTTGCTTTGCGACTACAAGTAAAATTGAATTAATATAGTATAAAAAAACAGCATTATATTATATACAAAAACATGCACTTTTGCAAGAAATGCGACAACATGTATTATATTACAATCAAAGAGGAAAATGAGAATGAACTTGAATACTACTGTAGATACTGTGGGGACAAAGATAATACCATTCAACAAGAAGGGGTATGCTTATTAAAAACGGATTTTACAAAAAGCGAACAAAAATTCCATCATATTGTAAATGAATATACAAAGAACGACCCAACCTTACCCCGTCTATATAATATTCCGTGCCCGAATCAAGAATGTAATTCAAACAAATCTGGATTTAAGGGTCCATTAGAAGTATTGTATATTCGGTACGATGAAGACAACATGCATTACTTGTATGTTTGTAATGAATGTGATACCAAATGGAAAAATCATTCGTAAAATTGAAACATAACTCCGCCATCAACCATTTAGAAAGTTATTCTATAAGTATTATATAATGGACGCTGACGATTTTAACAACGAAATTTTGAACACAGAAGAAATAAACGATTCAGAGCAAAAGCCGAAACCCCAATATGTAGATGATGAATTATACGGCGATAGTGATGAAGATACTGTTCCACCCCCGCCGGATGAGAATGATGAAGAAGACGGAGATATAGACGATATTGATGAAGATGACGAAGATGTAGGCGAATTGAATGAAGAAGATATATTTGCACCTTTAAACCAAACACAAGACCCCGAGGGTAATACAAACATTGTTTCTAATTTGATTGACGACCTCAGTGATGAGGAAGACGACGATGAAGATTATTTACAAAAAATAGATGATGATTTACATAACCATTTCTTACAAAGTTTTCATCCAGAACTACTACAACATAACTACGAAGAAGTCGCAGCATTAACCAAGGTAACCCGCAATAAGGAAGGTGTTATTATTGACCCATTGCATCGCACATTACCATTTATTACACGATATGAACGAGCAAAAATATTGGGAGAACGAGCAAGTCAATTAGAAGCAGGTGCAAAGCCTATGATTAAAGTAGAACCAAATGTATTAGACGGCTATTTGATTGCCTTGAAGGAATTTGAAGAAAAGAAAATACCTTTTATTGTCAAGCGACCATTACCAAATGGCAGTTGTGAATATTGGAAATTACAAGATTTAGAAATTATTTAAAAAAATGACTCACCGAACTTACCAATTGTACATATAAAATACAATAAAAAATATTTGTTTCTTATTGTATTTTTTATCAGGGGATTATTACTGTAATAGACGCACACCTAAGACCTCCAATTTTTACCACAATTAATACACGTTACGAATATAGTTGCTGGTTCATCCGCACTTCGGGTCTGTAATTCATAATACGTGCATTTCTTTGATTTACACTTATTACAAGTAAACATATCAGTAGATGCTTGTAGCTCCTTGCTATTCAAATCGTTTTGCTCTCGGGTTATTTTCTTCTCAATCAATACTTTCCACTTTGATGGGTTCATTTCATAATGAGTAATGTTTTCCAATTGTGGAATTGTGATTTCATTTGCTTTGATGAGTTCTATTAATGTATTGTTTTTTAAGTTCGTTAATATACTACGAAATCGGGAAATGTAAATGGATACAAAACTATTGTTTTCCCATTTTTTTATTACTTTTCTTTGTGTGGATTCTTTAATCGCATAATTAAAGATTGCTTTTTCTATATTTTTATAATCTTTTTCTTCTGGAAACATTACTGAAAATTGTTTTGCCATTTTGTTTCTGAAAGAGGTCGGGTTTGTAATCGCTGTCTTTATCATCTTCTATAACTTTTTATTATATCTACAAGTATTTTGTCTAATTCAATTTTACAAATAATCTTCTTCGCATAACTCGTTCGCCGATTGCATTAGTTCTTCAAATTCTGGGTCGTTCACTGAAATGATTTCATTTTTAGGTTCTGCTTGTCTTTCTACTTCTTCGATGACTTCACTCTTTACTTTCCTTGATGGTTGTTTTTTTGACTTGGTTTCCGGCTTTGCCTTTGTTGATTTCTTTGCTTTCTTTGGGGTTTCTTCCCAGGAACCATCACTCTCACTTTCATCACTCTCATCACTTCCTACTACAAACCCATCTTTATAATAACCCGACTTTGTTCGTGATAACCCTGGGTCTTCTTCTTCACTTTCAGAACTGTCGTCTGCGCCTATGTCTTCAAATCCACCAAATAACTTTTCATAAATTGCATTCCAGTCATTAATACTCAATGATACAACGCTTCCTTCGCTCTTATTAATAATCAACGCATTACCAAACAATAAGTCCTTATCAATTGGCGGTGGGAAATCATATTTGTTTTCTTGACCGGCACGACCACTCATTTTTCCATATACTTCAATGTTGAATTTTTTATGATTTGCAATAAGATTCCATTTCGTTAATACCTTGAAATCTTTGTCTGTTTTAAATCCTGCTTTTTTGTATAAGTTCTCTGTACCATTCCATTTAATTTTTTGTTCCTTCAACTGACCTGTTTTTTCAACAATAAGAATCTGAACGCTCATGATATATCTCACGTATATTGTAGTAATACAGTAATCTTTATACTTTTTCAATTTTATGTTTGCAATTCACAAAATTGAAAGCCTTTTCTGGAAGAATCTTGACAACAATACAACAAATCAAAACAAAAATTGAAAGCCTTTTCCGGAAGAACCTTGACAACAAAACAACAAAATAATACAATGACATCCATTTCTAATAGAATTACGTTCAAGGAATTGCCTGCTGAACTCGAGAATACTATTTGGTCTTACTTGACTCCACAAGAAAAGTATCCTTATACGCGTCTATTGACTTGTGCTGAAAGAAGACATCTACCAGAATTAAAACACCAAAGATTAGCTCTACGCAACAATGAACGCAACCTATTGGTTCACTTTGCGCGCGCGATTTACAATACTTTTATTGATTCCACTAATTATACACGAGATAGTCATTTACTTCCAAGATATGTAACTACTCATGTGAAACATGAACACCCCGTTTGTAATGAAATTAGAGAGATTATTAGAGTATATTTGTGTGACGAAAACACGAATGAGTTAACCGAGTTGAAATGCACCCCTAATAGCATACATCACCTTCTTCATTATTTTACAACTATGCGTTTGTGTTCTAAACAACCTTGGGCTATCAAATTTAATAGGAGAATGGACGAGCGGATGTACAATCTAACCTTGCTTTATAGAATTGTTATGAGAAAGTTTTGTAAATTACGAAATGAGAACATCCGCGCGTTTAAACAACAAGTTGCCTTGGAAATCGAGCAAGAAAAGAAACGAAGAGAAGATGCAAAGGAAGCTGCCAAGCAAGAAAAAATACAAGCAAAGGAAGCTGCCAAGCAACAAAAATTACGAGCCAAAGAAGAAGAAAAACAACAAAAATTACGAGCAAAAGAAGAAGAAAAACAACAAAAATTACGAGCAAAAGAAGAAGAAAAACAACAAAAATTACGAGTAAAGCAAGAACTTATTGCAATGAAGAAAGCAGACAAAGAAGCAAAACAAAATAGAAAAATTACAATGTAAATCAAAAAATTTAGATTGTAAATGTATAGCCATTATGAATGATAAACACCAGCAAGTCGCCTTTATCACGTTATTTATAGACATTGCATTGATATATATCCTATTTACCCAAAAATTATCCCTTTTCGAAAATATAATTGTATATACTGTATTTTTTATTCATTTAGCGTTTGTATTTTCACTTATAAATGGTATTACGAGATGGATTGACATTTTACACATAGTTTTCTTTTTTTATATGTATATCTTCTCATTGTTCCTAACAAATAGTTATTTAATTATGTTATTCTTGTCTATAATGGCAGCGATGATTTGTTACTGGATAAATGATAATGAGTGCCCTATGGGTAAATACGAAACAATACCTATTGTAAACCAACTTGTTACTGAATATCCCCATTATGTTATTTGGACGGTTACTATTATTCCCATCTATTTTATGTTATCAAAGCTAATTGATAGTTTCACTCCACAACTATCAGGGTATGACAAAGATGACTACTCAACTAATGAAATCTAATACTATAATACCTAATGTCATTGTTCAAACACATTTATCAATTACCAGAAGAACTCATTGATATTATATTTTCATATAACGACCCATACAAAGCACGACACAAGGAACTAATCTATAATTTATCGTGGAAAATGTGGTGGCGAAACGCAATACGTCGTTTTTTTCCGAATACTGCGAATCCTTTTTACAAATACATATTAGAGTACAACAGAAATGCATTGGAATATAGGAGGCAATCCAAGAAAAACAAAACGAATGCGATTGAAACTACATAAAAATATACGGTAATAAAGTAATATCCTATTTACCATGCTATTATCCGCGTTTTTATTTATAGTAAAAGTATTGTTCTTTATTGGAATCATATACGCAGGACACACTTCTTGGGATTATATGAAAAACAATTATAGCAAACCCATTCAAAAGAAAAGATATGCTAACGAACTTGAAGAATATAAGAAAATGATTGAAACAATGTATCAGCCACCTACTGACGTCCAACCAAATAATACACAAGATGATTTAGTCGCTTATATGAACCAAGAAACACAAAAATTGATGAACCAAACAGAAAACCATATAGAACCAACACAAGTGTTTTATACAGAATGATTTTAAACAATCATCAAATGCGATGCCTTCTTGACAAAATGCCCCGATTCGAACTTTCCTATGAAACGATATCCCATAAGAAAGTTTCCACCGAACATGATGTTTGTTTTGCTATACCTACTGGAAAGAAGGTATTTGTGTGGTTTACCTTTTATCAAAAACGGGATGTATGCTATATCTTAGAGTGCAATCGCGATAAGAAAATCATACAAGCAATTCAACTGGAAGGTTCTTCTTGTTTGCCATTATCCTACGGAACCCTTCTCTATGGAACACTTGTTTCATCGGAGGATGGTGAAAAACAAAAAATCATATTGGATGAAATCTACTATTTAGAAGGAAACTCTTGGAAACACCGCTCTTTACAAGACAAATTGAGTTGTTGGCGGTATATTTTCGAATCCTTATTTCCTCAAACATCGTGGAGACATATGTTTGCATTTCCAGTTATTTGGAACGTGTCTTTCACTGACACTATGCATACCTATCCTTCAATACTCCCTGATGATAAAAAAATTGGATACCCCGTACATCATTTACAATACCGCAGTTCTTACACTGTAATGCCCTACTTAAATATTTACATTTACAAAAACAAGAACACGGTTATGTTGCCATCACAGAAAAAAGATAAGTTGCCTTTGTTAGCACAATATGATACGACTCCCTATATTTGCCACTTCAAAAAACCGCAATACAGGTATCGAACCGTGTTTCGCGTTTATGCAGACATCCAGTTTGACATTTACCACTTATTTGCTTGTGGGAAAGACAATAGTAAGGTGTATTATAATATGGCTTACATTCCAAATTATAAAACCAGTGTAATGATGAATTCCTTATTCCGTAAAATACGCGAAAATAGCAACCTTGACTACATTGAAGAAAGTGACGATGAAGATGACTTTGAAAACATTGCCGAAGATAAGTATGTGAATTTATATAAGAATTTGTTGATGGAATGTGAATTTCATCCCAAGTTCAAGAGATGGGTTCCATTGAAAACCGTTCATCCCAAGTCCAGGATTATTCATATTATGAAATTATAGTGTAAAGGTCTTTGTGAAATAAGCCCAAAAGAAAATACCCACAAAACACTTTGCAAATAAGTCCAATATATTAAAAGCTACATTCTTAAACTGTTCATCGTATTCATAAAAAACACCATAGAACGCCCATAAAATAAAGAAACTGCTGAATATTAACATATTGTCAAAATTGTATTTTTTATGTAAAAAGGTCTTATACAAGTATCCAAACAGTGCGGCAAAGAACCCGAACCCCAGTATGTTTGCAGACGTGCGGTTCATGTAATCTACCTCACCTAAATACCCGGTTAAAATCATACCCAGATTCAGTACCAATACTACGAAGAAAGACCATAGCTTCAATGTTGTCTTCGTATTGTACACAAATACTAAACATAACACTAATAACATTAATGGAGTAGTAATCATCCAATCCGTATAACGGTCTATGTTGATTTGCTTGTAATTCACTCCTTCGTCCAGCTGCTTTACGAATTTCGAATAGAAAAAAGTAGCTACAACAGAAATACAGGTTTCCAAATTCAATATATGGCGGGCACGCACATCATCCGTTGTAATTGCCTCAATAAATGTAATGGTTGCTGTCGTCATCAAAAACACATACGTAATGTAAAACGTTAATTTGACAAAATAGTTTTCCTCAATCAACTCTTCTTGTTGTTGAAAGCTGGGTTTCTCATAATCCAGCAAAGGATGATTATAGGGTTGTTCTTCCATATGTATTTTATTTATATACAATACATATATTTTTCATTGGAACGAGTTATACTGATTGAGGCACTTCTGCATCAATTGCATCTCGAATCGCTTGGGCTTCTCTTGCTGCTTCTTCTCGCGCTTGTCGTTGCTTTAACCTTTCTTGCTGCTTATCCCATTCTTCTAACATCTTAAATCTGGTTTCAAATAGTTTCTTTCGTTCTTGTTCTCCCCAGCGGGATTTTTGATGATGAATCATTCGATGTTCATATTTATGACTCCTTTTTTCGTGTTTTTCTATTTGTTTCTTTAATTCCAAATCCATATCGTCTTTTGAACGAACCCCCCGTTTCATATGCACAATACCGTGTTTATTTCCAGGAGGAGGTACTTCATAGTTTGTTTCTGCTTTCTTGTTAATGGTTGCAATCTTTTTTTCTAATTCCGTAAACTTATCATAATGCTTCCGTGCTAGTTCCTGGTCTCTTGCAAACTTTTCTTTTTGGGCTACAATATCTTTCTTTCGTAGTTCGTGTAAAGGTTCTTTAAGAGTGTTTTTTGCTATATTATTTTGTAATTGTTGTGATTCAGCGTGTATTCGTTCTACCAGATTTTTGTACATGACTTGTTGTAGACCTTTATTATATTGTATTGAGAAAATTTGTTTTTATATTATATAGAAATGATTGGAACTGGAAGCCAACACTTTGGATTTACCCCTGGAAACGTATTACCCGACATCCCTGTAAATTCTACCTCAGGAGGTCAAGAATTAGTTGCATTAAAATCGGGCGGAGGTCTGTATAAAAACAAGGTTCGCAAATACCGCAAACGGACTGTCAGAAAAAACAATAAGAGCCGTAAAAGTCGTAGACATCGTAAAATTCCCAGAAAAACGAAAAATTCTAAAAAACGTTAATCGAAAAATCCTGTAATCAAACACTTGTGTTCTTCTTTTGTATTGTCAGAAGAAGAGGATTTACTACCATTACCCTTTGATTTTCCCGTTTTAGAAGGGTCAAATAACACATCCCAATCACTTGTTTCGTCAGAGTAGTCTAACATGTTTTTGTAACTAGAACTACATATATGCTTTATTAAATAATTACATTTCTTATAATACCGTCTTCGTTGCTGCCATTGTTTCTGGAACGGGTCATGTTTATCAATAATATCCACAATAATGGGGTTGTCGTGTTTCATTCGTAATATACGCCCAACAGACTGTGTTATATCTGTTTTTGGACTCGCCATTACCAACGTTGACAATGTTTTTATATCCAATGCTTCCGCTGCCATTGCATACGTTGCCAATACGATTTGCTTTGATTCCGTCTCTTGTAATGCTTCTTGTTTCATACCCCCCACATAAAATCCCACACTACATAATTCTTTATCCACAATAATTTGGTGTAAGTCTGTTAAAAACGAGCGATTATGACACAATACCATGATTTGCTTTTCATTATCTTCTTCCAATAAATCTCTTAATGTATTCGCAATAAAGTGTGTGCGTGGTCCGTATCCACATATTTTTGAAATCATTGTGCTATACTTGACTGTTCCACGAAAATCATATTCGATTTCATTAAATTCGGGGTCGTTTGTCTCATATACAATGCCCCTGACCTTAACCTTGTCTTCATTTTTTCTTTCTTTGCTATAAATTTTGTTTCCAATAAACATGTATAATACTTTGGTTAATCCATCTTTTCTATCCACCGTTGCTGAAATACCCAACATGTATGGTGTAATGGTTTTACATAATGCCCTTGAAAATTGCTCGCTTCCAATACGGTGTACTTCATCAATAATAGTCAAACCAAATGAATCATAGGCACCCATTCCATATTCTTTATCATACAAGGATTGTAGCATTCCAATAACAATATCCTTGCCGTGTATATCAAATGTAGACCCTTGGATTTTCCCAACTCTTGCGTTTGGAACAAATTCTTGAATACGCTCTATCCATTGATTCATTAAAAATTCTTTATGGACGATAATAAGTGTCTTTTTTTGTAATAGCGTTATTATTTTTAACGCCATCACGGTTTTACCTGCACCACAATTCACTTCAAGTATCCCCCCATTACCATAACCAGTGTCATTTTGTGCGACAGGTGTATTAACATGGTCTAAATAAACTTTAATGATATCTTCTTGATAGTCGCGTAATGTTTTCACAAATTCTAATTCCACGTCATCGCCTTGTTGTAATTCCGATTTTTTAGGCAAACCGTAGCGTTCAATTCCATAGAAACGAGGAATATAGATTTTGTTTGTGTTTTCGCGATAAACAGGAAAGCTACTGACTTGTTGTTGAATTCCCATTTTGGCACCCATCATTTGGGGTTGCAATAATAAATCTTTTTTAAGAAAATCGTAGTCTTCTTTTGATAAGCAGCTTTTGGGGATGGTATATCCTTTTTTCCCCAAGTAGCCTTTTTCAAGGATAATAGACTTGTATTCTTCGTCAATTTGTAAATCGGGTAGTTTCTTCGCATTGGATGCTTTTTTCATAGTTATACTATAGTATTACGTATATTCTGTTTATATTCATTACGTGTAGGTTTAGGATAATTCTTATTTAGTTGTAAAAAAATACATTCATAGTATATAATGAAGCTATTGAAATTGATTCCATCTTTCAAACCCGTCGAAATTGTATTATTAGTTCTTTTCATATTGTTTTTAGTTATGCCTATGCCTATGCCAAGAATGGTAGCAAACGCTATTTGTAATCCATTAGGTATGGCTGGGTTATTATTGGCTGCTTTGTATTTGTTCTTCTCCGTACATCCAGTTGTTGCAGTATTATTTGTATTTGTAGCATATGAACTAATGAACAGAAGCTGTGAAGAGAAAGAAAAGATGAAAATTGCTGACCCTACTCCTACCCAACGCGTGAAAGACGCCAAAATGAAGAAAATGAACCCTCCAAAGAAAACCACTTTGGAAGAAGAAGTTGTTGATAAAATGGCTCCTATTGGACATAGTGATATGAGTGTGTATACTGCTTCCACATTCAAGCCTGTTGCAGAGGACGTCGGTAGTGCTTCTCTCGTTTAAATCATAATGATGAAAATACATACATTATGATTCGTTTCGTATTATGGTTAGTGCAGAAGTTTATTCTGGGGCGACCCGTGCATAACCCTGTTCCGATGCTTTATTGTTGATATTGATGAACGTGTTTTTAAATCCGTCAACTGCGGACTCTGATACAGTCTGTCTACTATCGGATTTATCATTCGTAGAAATATTCCTTAGGTCAATTTGAATACCAATTGTTAATCCAATAAAAATACTAATTAAGGTTCCAATAGTAATTGGTAATGCTTCGGTTTGTTTAAAACCATAAATAACAATAATGTTAATAATAATAGCAGTAGTGACTGCAATCGCCATACCCAAACCACTCTTTAATGTATTCGAAATGATATCCATAAAAATGCTTCCGACAAAGGATGGAATGTTGTATTGCTTATCTTTTTGTGCGGTATCATCAAACATACTATATGTTACACCAGAGTTCGTTTTTACTTCTTGGTTTTCTTTTAGGTTCATTTTATCACGAATCACACCCATAGAGAGGAATATAAATACTGCAAAAATAGTTCCAGTTAGAATACCTCCATCTGTGACCATTAATAAACAAAACAATGCTGCGCAGAAAAGAAGCACCAACATATCGAGCACTTTTCGGTAAGAATGTAAAATTAATACAGGATTTGCGTTTATATCACCACGTTTCAGTCCGGATTCTTTGTAGTCAAATTTGAATAAAACATAATCTGTAATAAATACTTTATACATGGTTGGACTAACAAAATAAGCAATGGCAACCAAAATCATAAAAAAGAAAAAGTTAGTTGTCATTTCTTCCATACGTTTTTGCCCAAGGTCAGAGGTCATTCTTGAATTGATGGGCACTTCGTATGTATCTAATTCTTCTTGGGAAGCCCCAGTAGGACTACAATCAATATAAATATCGTCGTCTGACTGCATTGAAATATTTGCTTGTGGTATTAATTCGTAGGATATTGTTTCTGCACCGTCAATATAGGAAGATAACCCACTACCATCATCTGTGAATTCATCCGTACCTTCTATTTCAATGGGCTGGTCAAAGAAATACACAGACACATTGTCTGTATAATAAAATTTACAGCTGGTTTGTCTTGGTATCAAATCATTCAAGGTAATATCTGTATAGGCAGTTGTCGTTCCTTGATTAATAATCGTATCAATTACGGTCTCGTTAGTTGCTCCGCCATTTAAAGGGAATACTGTATATACGCCTCCTTCATGTTCGATAACAACCTCTCCAATAAGCCCTTGTGTACCGAGATAATGCATAACCTTGGTAAAATATATGTTCTTCGCATTGTAGCTTTGCATTTCGCCGCCTTCGAGCATAAAAAAATTATTTGTAGGAGAAACAACTAATTGCATTTTGTTATTATCATAAGTGCCCTTTTCTGTTCTGTAATTATATACTACTTTTTTTTGTGATGTTGATTCTGTATCAAATATACTTGATGCTTGCATAATACACTATATATAAAATCATATAGTTTATTTTCAATAATATGTGTTAAAGATATGGAATATACTTGAAAGTTCCGTTTTCGTATATTGTTGCTAAAAATGTGTCATTATAACCTTCCACATAAACATTTGTTCCATTATAAATCTCATCACATCCGTATTCACCAGAGCAACTTTTTCCATTTACGCTAATAGGCAATTTTGTATTTACTTGACCTGTATTCGAAATAGTATAATATTGCCAGTTATCGCGACCACTCATTAAACGACGTCCCATTAATGGAACGATTAAATTTTCATTCATACCACCTTGCTTGGTTAAGATTCCCACTTGTTGATATTCCATATTTAATCCACGTGTTTCAATGTTTACAGGAATACCACGAATATCTCCGCTATCGGGTGCGTGATAATAGCCATTTTGTTTTAAAGGCGGTGAATAAGGGTCATTCAATGGGTCTAATCGCGTGGAAATTCCCAATAAGTTATGTTGCTGGTGTTGCTGGTGGTGATGATGAACATCTGTGGGGGGTATATTCACTTGCATTTCATTTTGGGCTCTTTGTAGCATATTATTTTGGTAATTGTACATAATGTAACCAATTAACGCAAGTATAATGAATAAAAACACTAAAGTCATGTTTTCAATACAAATAATTCCTGGGGGACACTTTTTTGGCATTCTCTATAATACGCCCATAAAATGTCTGGTAGGTATTTTATGATTTGGCATTATCGGTTATTTATCTGAACGCTTGTCCAATTTGGTTTCCACCTTTTTGGAATGTTTTGGTCCAATCAGAAAGCAATGGTGTAATGGTATCTTTCAAATTATCATTGAATTTTCTACCTTGTTCTTTGAACGCTTTTTCTTTCAATACCCGACAGCCATAACATTTGTCACGGACGGATTTTGGAAAATGAATAATATGAAATCCAAACATATCAAATATGCATCGGTCGATTGTTTCAAAATATTGCAATACTCGTTTCTCAACCATTCGTGCCGGAATACACCCTGCGGATACAAATTCAATTATCCATACTGGGAATGTAATTAATACCAAATACAATACCTTTCCTATCAAGTCTAACATATAATAAAAGAAACAATCGCCAAAGGTCTCTATTTTTTCTACACCACACGCCATTCGAGTGAATACATATTCTCCTGTTATCTGAATAAAAATCATAATTTGAACTAAAAAATACCATAAACCCAATGGAACCTCTGTAAATAATTCGCCTAATGCCCTTCCGAAAGTAGCAAATCCATTACCTAAACCTCTAAATGCTTTGCCTACTCTTTGGATGAATTTTGTTATAGGTCTAAATGGGGCTTTTAATGCGTTACGTATTGCTCTTCCTACACTCATTATTCGTTTCTATAATATTCATAGAAACTAATTACATAGTCTTTTTGTTATATTCATCAAACTTGTTTGCAAAGTTCTCCGCTCTTTCCAAAATAGGGTCAATTTCTTTAATTTTTTCCAAAATATCGTTTTGTGCTTGTAAGAATTCGGGATATTCTGATTTCAATAATTTGAGTGCTTCTTCTACTTCTTGTGTAGTGTCTTCATCTTTCTCAATAGCTTCTTCCTTTTCTTTTTTCTTATTTAATTTGGCTTTTTCTTTATCAGATAGCTTTTTGTTTTTCTCGTCATTTTCAAATCCTTCACGCTCTTCCGTTCGGGGGATTTTCATTGAAATAATAGCACTAAATACAATGGCAATGGTTAAAATAACAATCATGTTTTTACTAAAAAACGACGCCAAAAACCCAATAAGAACCATAATGATAATGGAAGAAGGGTCTTGGTTTTGAACGTAGAAAACCATTTGAAGCAATGCTACAAGAACAAGAGCGTATAACACCATCTGGTTATATAAGATTTTTTTAGGTAATTCGAATTTGGGTAATTTGGGTAGTTTCATTTATATATTAGCTATACAAAAAGTTATTCTTCCTTTGTATCTTCACCCTCTTGAAATACCACTGCACTATCACCATCTTCGCTAATACATCCGCTATCTTCACTAATACGCCCACTATCTTCACTAATACTATTATCACTCGTTAATTGATAGCATTTGGGAATATCACCGCCGTAAATCTCTAATACTTCCTTTACAACTTCCTCGCGTTGGATGTCTTTGTTTTCAAACTCAATACTACTAATACTGGATGAACGTTTTCCTCTGAACTTATTTAAAAAATCTTCTAATCCATTCATTTCGTTAATACGGTCGTGTTGTTCTAAATCACCGGTAATGACTAATTTACTATTTTCACCCAAACGGGTCATCAACATTTTCATTTGTGAAACCGTAGAGTTTTGCATTTCGTCTGCTACTATCCAGCAGTTCTTGAATGTACGACCACGCATGTATCCTAATGGCGCAATCTCGATTACTTTGTCTTCCAATAACGCAGTAACTTCTTTTGGGGTAATGAAATTATATAATACGTCGTAAATGGGTCGTATCCATGGTGCCATTTTTTCTTCCAATGTTCCTGGTAAGAATCCTAATTCTTCATCCACACTGACAGATGGACGTGTAAAAATTAATTTATCGCTCACGCCCATTAAAAAATTACGAACACCATTTTCAGTAGCAAGAATAGTTTTTCCTGTTCCTGCTGGACCTGTTGCTACTACAATTTTTTTTGATTTTTGTCGAAGAAGCCGCATATATTCCTTTTGACCGTCATTCTTGGGTGTTACAAACTTGGATTCAAATGCCTTTTTCTCATTCGCAGATAAATGATTCATATTCTCATAAACAAGGCGTTGTCTAATTGCAGATACTTCCCGTTCTCTTTCAATCTCCATCATATGTTCGTTCAATAGTTCTTTTTCATTCTGCCTACGGTTTTTTCTGCTTCCGCGTCTCCTCGTTGGCTCGGTTTTCGAGTCCCCCAAGAATTCTTCGTCAAAGTATTTGTTGGATTGCTTCATGGTTTCTTACTATCTACACCTAAATAAAATCCTACGTTAATTTTGATAAAATCGAACTTCTTGAATTGTTTTGTGTATCAGACACACTGTTTCAATCTGGTATGTTGATACAAATTTACAGTTGTCATCACAAAATACAATTTGTAAAGATAATAAAAATCTACTTACTATATTATTTAGACGAAGATGTCCGAAGCCACACCGACTACTCCATCTAATACTGAACCTCTATTAACACCTGATGATAACAGGTATGTTATGTTTCCGATTAAATACCCGGATATTTGGGATATGTATAAAAGGTCGATTGACTCTTTTTGGCATACGGGAGAAATTTCCCTTGCACAAGATTTGACTGATTGGGAAAAGCTGTCAAACGATGAGCAAAATTTTATTAAAATGATTTTGGCGTTCTTTTCAAGTAGCGATGCTGTTGTCACTGATAATCTTGGAACTCGTTTCATGAATGAAGTACAACCATCTGAAGCACGTGCCTTTTATGGTTTTCAAATCGCAATTGAGACCATTCATTCTGAAATGTATAGCATTCTGATTGACACTTATATTAAGGACAGCGAAGAAAAAGACCGCTTATTCAAGGCTACCGAAAACTTTCCTTGTATTGAAAAAAAATTCAAATGGGCACAAAAATGGTTGAATGATAAGCGTTCCACCTTTGCAACGCGATTGGTTGGATTTGCATTAGTAGAAGGGCTATTCTTTTCTTCTTCTTTTGCTGCGATTTACTGGATAAAGAAACGTGGGTTATTGCCAGGACTCACCTTTTCTAACGAGCTTATTTCACGCGATGAAGCATTGCATACGGAATTTGCTATTTTACTATACTCCAAATTGAATAAAAAATTACCCAAGAAGAAGATTTATGAAATTGTCAAGGAGGCAGTTGAGATTGAGAAAGAGTTTATTTTGGAGGCGATTCCGTGTCGTATGATTGGTATGAACTCAAAGTTAATGAGCGATTATATTGAATTTGTTGCTGACCGCATTTGTCTGCAATTGGGGTATGATAAGATTTATAATAGTAAGAATCCGTTTGATTTTATGGAATTGATTAGTATTGAATCCAAAGTAAACTTTTTTGAACGTACAAATGCTGAATATGCGTTGGCTGATAAGACCGACGATGGTAATGTCTTTGATTTCAGTGCTGATTTTTAAGCGAATAATACTATACAGTATAAAAATCCATCCAAGAACTAAATAATATGTATTTTCCAGTATCTATACATATTATTCAATCATAACTACTCGTTGTACAATTCCAATGTGCGCGCACTGGAATCGGTTGCTTCTACATACCGCGGCATCCAAAAATGCGGTATGGTTCTTCCTTGTCCGGAATAATGTTGTTCAAAAATGCGACGATAATAATATTGTTCTTTCGTCTTTGGTAAATTATGTGCGTCCAGCTCTTTCATTTCAGGGTCTATCAACAATGCCAACTCCACCCATTTTTTCTCATCCCCTGGGGTTTCGTGATATTGTGAAAAAAGGTCCAATGCGTCTAATTCTTTCGTAACAAAATCGTTGATTACGTCTTTGGTGGTGCGTTCCACCGACGTCACTCCATCACTGAATGCCTCCTTACGTCTTGATAATATAGAATCCGGTAAAACCGCTTTACCAGAAGGTGTCTTGTATTTATCTGGACGGAACGCGTCGCGTATTAAATACTTTTCTATTCTCCAAGGCTGAAATCGCACCATAATGGGTAAATTCAGATACATTTGTACAAAACTACGGTCCAAAAAGGGTGTTCGTGCTTCCAATCCGTGGCTCGAAATGGAACGGTCGGAACGCAACACATCAAAGTAGTGTATTTCTTTCAATAAACGACGGCATTCGCTATGGAATTCTAATCCATTATCGGCTTTTCTCATATACAAATATCCGCCCATCAATTCATCTGCACCGTCTCCATTGAAAACCACCTTGGCATCACTATTTTCAGAAATGTATTTACTCACTAACCAGTTTCCAACGCTTGCACGAACGGTTGTTGTATCATAACTTTCAATATCGTATATCACGTGAGGAATGGCACTTACAAAATCTTCCTCCTCAATAATAATTTGAGTGTGATTGGTTTCTAAATAATCCGCTGCTATTCGGGTATAATGTAAATCATTTGACCCTTCCAATCCTATACTGAATGTTTCTACTGGTTTTCCAAATTTTTTCTTGTGTATTTCATTTACAAGGGATGTAACCAAACTGCTGTCTAATCCGCCCGACAACAAGCAAGCAATTGGACGTTCAGCATTATCAACACGCTTACGAATTGCATCCAACATATATTCGCGAATTACTTGTGAATAATCGTGTTGTAATGAAACAATGCGCGTAAATTCGCTGGAATAAACCATTGTGTTGTATGTAACAGTACGTTTGAACTCCCACTCTGTAATCGCTGTAAAAGGCAATTTATAATGTGAATAATTCCCCGGAATGTATGGTTTTATCACGTATTTGTTTTCATCATCATTTTCGTGAGCAATATTCAGTTTCGTTTTAAGGTCTATCAACATTTTCTGTTCGCTGGCAAATCCAAGTACATTGTTTCCTTTTGTCAAACCACTTTTAGGGTGCATAATGAACAGAGGGCGAACACCATACGGGTCTCGTGCAATGAACAAGTTTGATTCACCATTTTCCATTCGTCCATCCATCAGTACAAATGCGAATTCTCCATCAAGCATATTCAACGTGGCTTCTATGCCATAACGAATATATAAATGGATAATGATTTCGCAATCAGACTGTGTGCTCATAGTGAATTCATCTTCCTCATCGCTATTTTGATAGCTATCATCTATCAAGTGCTGGCGCAATTCATTGTAATTGTAAATCTCCCCATTGCAAATCAGCGCTACATCATCAATGATTATGGGTTGGTGTGATTCTTCGTTTAATCCATTAATGGCTAACCGGTGAAACCCAAACAAGGTCTTTATCATTACCGTTTTTAAGATAGAGACTTCGGGACCACGGGGCATGCCCTTTTGAAACGATTTATGTACCAGTTCCTTTGTTAATTCAAAACCGGTGTAATTCAATAACCCAAAAATACCGCACATAGTACAAGTATATATCTGTATAATAACTTCTTTCTATATTTTATAGAAAATGTTTAGTGGATATACAGAAGAAAACAATTATAAGACTTTTCGTGGCACACAAGACAAGCCATCCACTGTTGTTATTGAACCAAACGAAGACAACCAATATTATGTTCTTATGGGCGAAACGAAAACACCTGCTGCGAGTGAAGCAAGTGAAGATGAACCCAAACAAAAGAAATGCAAAAGCAAACAATCGATGGATGTTATGACCAATCTATATATTGGGTCTCTTTCCGTTGTTGGACTATTCATTATGTATAAAATATTAGCAAAACAGCGATAAAATACATTCATTTTTGATTGTATTTTATGATTCACGGTTCAAATGATTACTTATTGAGAACCTTCTGCTTTGTTTCCTTGACCTTGTTGACGTTTGAAGATTTCCAATGCGACAAGAGCACCCAAGATTTGGGATACGCAATAAGGCAATAAATCATTCATAGGTAATTTACCGGCAGAGGTCATTGCAATCGACACAGCAGGATTGATGTGTCCGCCAGAAATTGGGGCTGCCACTAATATAGCTAATGCCAATGCACCACCAATCGCCAATGGGTTTCCAGTAGCCAAAATGATATACATAAAGAATAAAGCACCAATAAATTCAGCAAAGTAAGAATACATGTTCGTTCTATATATATCATACGGAAATTATCCCTAAACAAAAAGGTCTCTTTTCGCAATATTTTTTTCTTTTTCAGGATTCTCAACTTTCGTTTCATTGTAAAGGTTGTTTCTTTTTGTTTTTAATCACGGTTTGTTTTGTAGTTTGAGACCTTTGAGACCTTAAAACATACATGTAACACCACCTTTCTTCGCGGGGGCGACAGCTCCCGCGCTACGGGTCTTGCGTAAAGCACGGTTGATAACATTTTTGTCGCCTGGACTCAAAAAGGATTGGGATGTTCCATTTGCATTGTATGTTCCTTTACCGGTAGCTTGTGCTTTTCTGCGTTCCATTACACTGGACGCATCGCGGTTTCCATCATAAGCAGCCAACTTGTGGGTAGGGGTTATTTCTAAATACGTTTTACGTGCGTTGCTAAAAGATGATTCATTTGTAGAAGTGCTATCTTTCATTGGCATAGCATTCGTAAATTCTAATCGTCCATTATTGATATTTTGTCTTGTGAAAAACATGTGATTCTATATATCATATGTTTAGAAATCAAATCAAATCATCCTATTTCTTTTAACGACGTACTCTCATTAAATAAGTGTAAGAACCATTATGCTCATCACCACCAGCAGTGGAGTCATTATAGTTCTTGTTCGCACTGGTAAGTTTCTTGTATTTAATATAATCAGATGAATCAGGAACGAATTTAACGTTTGTGGAACTTCCGGCAACACCAGAATTGTCACACGAAGACAAAATATGACCAATACGGGATTTCAAACCAGGCTTGCTTGCACTGGTAGGGTTTGGTCCGCCACAAGTATAGTTTCTACGAGCTAAATAATCACCGCTGTTATTTACTGCACGGAATGGAGTAATAATACGGTTATTACCATTGATACTATCTTGAGCATTTACAGTGTTCCACGATTTCGTAACAATTCTACGGCTAACAACTTGTTCGCCACTTCTATTAAAATGTCCTGTTCTGGGTCCTCCTACGATTGAACTACTCATTGTATACTATACAATTATATTTTTGTTTGTTACCGGAATTATTTTTCTGTATATGATATATTGGATATGGACTGCTCTTCGAATGAAGCGAGTGATAATGAAATGGAACCAAACCCATTTATAGACCAAATGACCTTGGAATTACTCATGAATAAACAGCAATACCAAAAATACAAGGAAACGAAAGACCCTGCCGGAAACCACAAAGACCAAGAATACAGTGAAAACTTATCCACCTATAAATCCCGAATATTGGATTTAACTACCCATCTTCTAAATGACCATCACGACCCAATCAGTAATGATGTAAACAGCGTGTTTGAACAATACAGTAAATGTTTAATTCGGCATTTCAAAATGAAAGATATTGAAAATGAAAACTCAATGTCTTCTAAATATGAATCCTATTATGAGGATGACCAAGTAATGTTCGGGGAAATCGACAACGAAACAAATGAACTGTCTGAAAGAGACCAGACTAAAATGGATATTCTAAATCAGTCCGTTTGGGGGAAATCCATTACAAAGAAGAATTAGTGTATTACTATATGTTTGGAATGAATTTTATATATTTATAATATAAGTATATTCGTATTATAAATGACCACACCAATCGAAAAAAATAACATCATAGAAAAGCCGGAAAGAAAGAAGAAACATAAGACAAAGAGGTCTAAGGGGAAGACGTCAAAAGGAACGCGAAGATTAATGAAAATTAATTGTAACCCCAACATTGTCCCAGCTACCCATCGTAAAGGTAATTCGTGTTTTAGAAAAGATGATATCTACTTACTTCGCAATGAATTTAACAAGACTTTCCCCAGTTATGCCATTGATACCCAGCTAACTGACGTTAATGAGATTCTGGAAGAATTGCGTTTGCGAATGGACCAGCATACAAAATGTCGCCGCGAAGATTGTTGGTTGCAAGTTATTACCAATCCGACAGTTCGTCATCGTTTAACCAAAGAATTATATCGTCCAACACAACCGTCTTCTTGGAATAAAAATCCGAATAAATGGCTTACAAACCACGACATGGAAAAAGTATTACACCAATACGAAGATAAATATAGTAATTTTAGGCTAATTGGACCGACTACTATCGACTTCGACAAAGAACATAGTTATTCCGGTGGTTGTGTAGAAGAGGTTTTATGCACGTTTAACTACCATAGCTATGTAGCGGAGAATCCAGGTATTGATAAATTAGGTATTATTATAAATTACGACGTTCATACAGGAAATGGCACTCATTGGGTTGCGTTATTTATGGATTTGAAAGAAAAAGTTCTTGTATTCTTTGATAGTCAGGCGGGTTATGGTAAATCAGTGAAACCAGAAATTCAGAAATTTATCAATAAGGTAAAGCAACAAGAACCTTCATTTAATGTCGTTATTAATAAAAAAACACATCAAAGTACTACAACCGAATGTGGGATGTATGTATTACATTTTTTAATTACTATGCTTACACCAACCGAACGTTGTCGTCGTAAATTGAAAGATAATGAAACTCCATATGATAACCGAATTAAATACTTTACAGAGAACCGAATTCCAGACAAAGACGTGATTTATTTACGCAATAAATACTTCAATAAAAATATAGATATATAGTAGAAAGATGACAGACAACACTCCTTCAACTATAGAGGAATTAAAGGAAACTCTTGAGAAAGAATATAAAACAAACAATGGAACAATCACCCTTACAATTGTCCCAAACACTGTCAGTCCAAACAAAGAAGGTAAAGTGAATGTAGCAGAGGTTATGTTAAGTATGACTGGAAATATAGGAACAAACCCAATAGATGGGGTAGAAGAAATGTTACAAGGATTAATTAAAAGTGCAGTAGGTGTTTCTAAAGACCCTAATTTTCATAATGCGGACGTCCAAGAGAATCTAAACAGGGAAAACATAAGAGAACAGTTAGAGGAAGAAATAAAAACTATCTTTCCGAAAATACACGAGCCGGTCTACAACTTTTCCCTTTATACTCCTACAAATGCAGATAGGAATGAACCATATGAGAATCTTGGAAATGGTCAATCATATTCCATTGGGAAACTGGTTAAGGATGTTGGAATGAATATGGGTGGTAATAAACACAAAAAAAAGTCAAACAGGAAAAGAATGAAAACACAGAAAAAACGCTCCAAAAAACAAATCCGCAAAACAAAAGGAAAAAAGAATGCAAACCAACACACAAAAAATAAAATTGTAAAAAACGGTAAAAAGAAATAAATATGTAGTATTGTAATACATATTTATGTCGTTGTTTGTGACGCCCCAAAACCAAAAATTAATGTGGGATATAATCCAAACCAATCCACTGGTAAACTCTTATTTCTCTGTTCAACGTAGCATTACAAAAGAAGAATGGTTTCGCTCTATTATAGAACGATTTTATATTCAATATAAGGATGTCCCATTAACCAACCCTCAATTACACGAACTAAATAAAACCGCTATTAGTTTTATGATTCAATCTATTTATCAGATGAACGGGAATAATGTGCAAGGGCAATCTTCTCCTACACAGCAACAGTATCCACCTCCATTACAACAACCACCATCACACCATAGTAGCCCTGGGCAACAAATTCAAACACCGCCAATCGTAGAAAACAACCGAGAACAAATATACAAGTCTGAATTTGAACGCAAAAAAGAGGAATATGATTCGATGGTTCGCAAGGAAGTCCCCAAACCGATTCAGTTTCAAGAATCCACAGAGGACACACCTATTTCAGATATGGACGCATTAATCAAGCAACATATGGATGACCGTGAAAAATCGATTCAGTCATTACAACCTCAATTAAACCCACAACACGTTGTATCACCTACCAGTCAGCAAGAAACAAACAAAAAAATAGACCATTTGACAAACCTTGTTGAAACATTACAACAAGAAATTGTATTATTAAAAACACAAATGAAACAGTTCAGCGAACCTCAATCAAAGGATAATAAAGCTCTTTCGTATTCGTCGTTGTCCATTGTTCCAGAAGAAAACAGTACTGGTGATAATACAAACAATACAAACAATACAAACAATAACAGTGCTGAAACAAGTGAAAACTAATATTGCAAGTATATACTGTTAGACCAATGTATGGTATTTTTCAGACATTGGTATTTAGTGTCTTATTAACCACTGCGTTATATTTCTTGCCAAATAACTCTAATTTACGAAAAGAATATATACTCCCGTTTATTGTCGCATTACTGACAAAATATGTTTTAGGAGACTGGGATGATGGATATATATGGAGTTATAGTGATATTTATTTCTGGGGGTCTGTTTTACTTGTTAGTTACATTACAGTTATAGGAATTAACGAGTTGTTTTTATAGTGCTATTATATATATTATATAATGAATTATAACACTGACGCACCAAGAACACCTCCAAGAACAAATAATTATACTGAACTAAACGATCCCTTTTCACCTGTATCCGTCGCCTCGTCTCTTGTTCCAACTGAGCGTGATGATATGAGCCCAGGCACAAGACAAGCGATTACTGATCAAACAATTAGACACGAAGAAAGTAGATTGTATAAGAAGGTGCTTATTACAGATATGATAATACTTAACCACTGGGGACAGGTTGTTGAAAATCTATATAAACTAGTACCATTTACATTTGAGGATAGAAGGGCACTTAGAGACGGTTTATGGGACGACCATATTTACAATATGCGCGGAGAGAATATAACCGCACAATACCAAGTTGAAACTTCCCATAATCAAGACATAGCTGCGATATTTAATGCAAACGCTGGTTCTGATTCTGGTTCTGGTTCTGGTTCTGGTTCTGGTTCTGGTTCCGACCAAAATGCAAGGAAACGACCACGAGCAGGTGGAAAAAGAACATACAAGAAGAACAGTAAAAAGAACAATAGTAAAAACAATAAAAGAAACAGTAAAAAGAACAATAGTAAAAAATAATATAATAACTTCATTCTATTTAACAGTAATGAAGTTATTTGAGCACACGCTCTTTATTAATTTAGCTCATCGCACCGATCGATTAGAACACGTTGAGAATGAATTAAAAAAAATGGGTATCCAAGGAGAACGTATGGACGCCATCAAAAATAAAAATGGTGCGTTAGGGTGTACGATGAGTCACATTAAATGTATTCAGACAGCAAAAGACCGTGATTATCCACACGTGTTCATTTGTGAAGATGATATTACATTCACAAAACCCGATGTATTCAACACATCCGTATCCAAGTTTGAAAATAGTAGTGATATTGATTGGGATGTTCTTATTATTGGAGGGAATAATCTTCCACCATACACAAAAGTATCTGACTTTTGTATTCGTACATTCAATTGCCAAACCACCACCGGGTATGTAGTAAAGAAGCGTATGTATGATATTTTCTTGCGAAATTTCAAAGAAAGTGCGGAAATGCTAATGAAAACAGGGGATGGAAAACAGTATTCACTTGACATATATTGGAAAAGATTACAAAGTGGGTATTTTTGGTATATGCTTACTCCGCCAACTGTAATACAGCGGGAAGATTATAGTGATATAGAACAAAAACAAACAAAATACGACTGGCTTATGCTTGACTTGGATAAAAAATGGTTTATTCAACAACAATTAGCCCAGAAGCAACAACAACTTCAAAAAATACCTATGCTTCATAATAACAAGTAAATGCTACACGCTACTAATTCATAATGCGTAAAAACTTCGACAACACATTTTTGTTTTTCTCTTCATATTTCTTTGTTTCCAAAAGAGATTCGTATTCCTTTTGTAATATCCGTTCTCTGTATTGATTATTCTGCTTTGCCAATAACTGTTCTGCTTGTTGTTTTTCTAACGGATCCATTGGCTGACTATCACGCGCTCTGACATAATGATCCATTGAATTATACTTTGGCACATTATCATAGTCCTTTTCACTGACTGAAAAAATAGTTTGGTCTTTGTGGACTTTTCGTAAGTCGTCAAATTTCAATTTACTAAACGGGTCGCACTCTGCATACATATCTCCATTTTCATCCTCATACAATGAATCCGCTGCTGTTGTGGAGTGTAATACTTGTATTCCGTTATAGCGAATCATAGCGTTTTGATTGGTTCGCACACTTTGCAATGCTTCACCCATTGAATTTTGATTTACATTCTTTTGTACCTCATAGGTTGGTTCGTCGCTTTTGAACCAATCGTTCTTACTATCGTCTATTTTCTTGGACATATTCTCTTCAAACAATGTATTGAATTGCTTTCCAAATTGAGATTTACTCATATCTTGTAAATTTTTAGAAACCTGCTTACTAATAGATTTGTCTGTTTGATATAGACTGTCTGCTTCGTAATCTTTATGTTTTACCTCTTGATGCTCTTTTTGCTGTTGCTCATACAAACGTACAACAATCTCAAACGCTTTTTTAAAAAAGAAAAAGTATTCCGCAGATAATTTCGATTTATCAGGATGCGTCATTAATACTTGTTTCTTTGCCCTTTTTAAATCTTCTTCTGTTATAGTAGTTGATAAATGAAACAAATCCAGCACTTCTCGCAATGAGTACATATGGATATTTAGATTATGATTTTCCATTGTATACACATACAACATATTTTGTATATGTATTTTTTACCAATCAATAATAAAGTATTCATAAGAGTATAAAAACATATAGATACTTTATACAAATGCCACGTGAAATTATTCGTTCTTTTGAAAACAGACAACACTTTTTAGAAACACTAAAAGTTAATCCTGGGTTGATTATTATAAAGTTCGGTGCGGAATGGTGCGGACCGTGCAAACAAATCGACGGGTTTGTCCATGAAAAGTTCTCTTCTTTACCGGAAAACGTTCAGCCAGTATTAATTGATGTAGATGATAGTATTGATGTATATGCCTTTCTAAAAGCAAAAAAAATTGTCCCACATATTCCAACATTGTTATGCTATGTGAAAGGTAATGACCATTATACACCAGATGACGTGGTGTTTGGTGCAAATGAAACACACGTGGGAGAATTTTTTGAAAGGTGTATGGAGCTATTGGATTAGTAATTATACCGAAATTTGTCTAATAATAGACGGTTCTATTTCAACGTGTAGCGATGTAGTAGCTGGCAAGTCTGTGTCCAACGGTTTCAAATGGTTTAATATAGTAATAACGTTCAAATTGTTGATTTGTATATACTCACTTAGGTAGCCACACTTGTCATAATTTTCCAATAATCGTTGTAGCACATCTAATCCGTGGCGTAAATAGTTTTTGTGTATTATCTTATAATTACATATATAATTGTATAAATATGGACTATACCCCAGCCATTCATAAAGGCAATCACAATATTGGGGGTCTTCCTTGATAACGTTATAAATGAAAGAGGATATTTGTGTGTTTTCTTTTTCTTTTGCGTTTGGTGTGTTCATATACTTTACATAATTTACAATGCTAAATCTCGATGGAGGAACCATTCGTTCGTATAACAATGGGTGCATTATGCTCCAATAGTCATTGAATACATCAGAAGACATCATCTTATTTACAAGATAGACGTGTAAATGAGGTTTATTTTGAATCATCGAATGAATAATGTCTATGTTACTATGTGTGTTTTGGTTTTTTGAAAAGTCGTCAAATACAATTACCAATGTTAATTCATTTGGGTCTTCACGGATTGTATTTAGAAACCTAGGAATCATTTGTAAAGACGCATTTGACTTCGTGATTGTTTTATAATTTACAGTATCTTGATTCCATTTACCACCAATCGATATGTAGAAGGTTGTCCATTGTTGTTCATACAAGCAATTTTCCAAATCATTATATTCGATAGAATGAATTCTACTTGACATTGTTATTATTAGTAAATAATAATGTATATACTATATTATTATTTTGTATTGAATTTGTGGTCGTATTACTCTTATTGAAATTATTTCAATTTTATGGATAAGGCTTTTTTACACCTACATGAAAAATATACAAACAGTATATAACTATGGACAGTAATCGCGGTTGTAAAATTTGTAAAAAAGATGAAACTGGATTCATCAAGCATCGCCCTATTTCATCTCATATGGTTTTATCACATTTCTTACTTATCATCCCGTGTATCTGGTGGCTGTTTGGACCAAATAATGGAGATTACTACTCTGTTCTTTTTGATAAATTCATGGCGGGTGTATTGACGCTATGTATTTCTACATCTATAATCTACCATTACTATTATGAATGTGTCATTTGTTATGCTGAACAAGTCATTAATATTATGGGTGCTATTATACTGAACCTGTATATGATATATCGTGGTGTTTCGTATATGTATATTGGTATCGGATTACTCATTGTTGCGTTATTGAAAATCGTATTAGAATGCGTAGCTATTTCAAACGGAAATGAATTATTTGAAACATACCACCCTTTATGTCATTACATTGCGGGAATATATGTGATATATTGCGTTTATTTTATCAAAAAGTCTTTCAAATAACATTGTTCATATACTTATTACAAGCATATGAACTATTTATTTTTTTGTTCTTCTGGATTTCTTTGCCTTTGTACCACGCTTTGCCTTTGTACCACGCTTTGCCTTCTTGGTTTTTCTTTTGTTTCCGCCCTTGCTTTCTTGTAAGGGATTTCTAATAGAATCCGGAGTAATAATATCAATAATAGCAGCATTATTTTCCTCTTCTGCTATGGTTCTTGCAGTCAATCCTTTTCTAGTCTGAAGTTCAAGATTAGTACCAGCATTAACCAGTTTTTCAACCATTTCAGGGCTATTTGCATGAATAGCATACATTAACGCAGTCAATCCCTTTTTAGTCTGGTGATTCACATTAGCACCAGCATCAACAAGCATTTTAACAATTTCTGTATGTCCATTACGAGCAGCTATTGTGAGTGGGGTATGTCTATCAGAGTATGTGTAGTTATTTATCCCTGGTGGTCGTTGATAATTAAATTTGGTATGAATAAGCCTGTCAACAATTTCAGTATGTCCATTTTTTGCGGCACATATTAGCGCGGTAAGATTATCTGATCCATATGAATCAATGACTTCGTCTATCCTATATTCTGGTACGTCGTATTTGCTTATTAATCTGTTAACCTTTTCAAGATTTCCGTTTGCAGCAGCTTCTCTAAATGCACGTTTACCGAACTGATTAGTATATTTCAAATCTAATCCAACCGCAGATTTGATACGAGAGAACATATATATATATAGTCTTATTTTTGTCCATTGGTCTTCCTTTTCTTATTCGAACTTGTTTTACGTTTCATATTCGATTTTGTTTTCTTTGATGATTTATTGTGTTTTGTTCCCCCTGTAATGGGTTTTTTCTCAATAACATCCAACGAATCTTCATTTTTTTTACTCACAGTATCTACTTTTTCTATGGATTCCGGTTCTCGTGTGTCTTGTAATTCATTCGATGGCACGTTTTCTACCCCGTCTTCTTCATTTTCTGGTATTTCTTGTAATCGTTCATCATTATTACCATATCTTTCCTCCTTTTCCTTATCTTCATCTTGTTTTTCACTGTCTTCTTTGTTTTCAAGTGAATCCAGTAGTATTTCGTCATCCTTATCATCTTCTATGGGAGATTGTTCCTTTTCTGGTTCTTGTGTATTTTCTTTATTGGTTGCTCCTAACCCCGCAAAGAACCCGGAAATCCCCGCACCAAACGACGATACATATCCATTATTATCATCAGTTGTCTTCGTGTTATCAGTTGTATCAATAGATGTTTCTGGTGTGTCTGGTATTTCTTCATCTTCATATCTATCAGCGTATTCGGGTGGCATTTCATATGACTTATCAACATCTTCGCTCATAACAGTTACATACGCAAGAACACCAGCAGTAATTGTTACAAAAATATAATTTGCAATAGGAATATGATTGTCTATATCCATTTACATTATAAGGATAGTTTTTTCTATTACTAAATCAACAATATATTTCTAATTTAGTGCAGAAGTTATTTAAAATCCAGTCGTATATATATACAAATGTCTTCATTGTCAAATAAAGAAATAAAAGAGTTAAATTCAATTACGCCTATTTATTCTAATCAAAATGATAAATCACCCATTGCTGCTGATATTGCTGCGCCTCACACCATTGAGACAAAAACGGACTTGACAAAGAACATTTCTTATGATATAACACCATTGTTAAAGAAAGATTCTGGTATTGATTATGGTATGAAAGATTTTCCGTTTGTATTGGTTTCTTATTACATTGAAAAAGATAGTTATAAACCTTTTTTATTGTTCCATGTAGAAGAAACCAAGGGTAAATATGGATTTCCTGAAATGAATGTTAATAAAGAAGAAATTTTTGATAACAATGATATGGCGAATCCCGAAGATGAAAAAACATTCTTGGGGCGATTACTTGAACAAATCTTAGGAACAGGCAATGAAAATGAAAAAGATACCAAACAAGATGCTGAGTCTAAATCCGAATCCGATTCTGGGTCCAAATCTGAATCCGAGTCTGAATCCGAGTCTGAATCCGAGTCTGAATCCGAGTCTGAATCCGAGTCTGAATCCGAGTCTGAATCCGAGTCTGAATCCGAGTCTGAATCCGTGTCCGAGTTAGATGAAAATAACGATGTGCTTGCAAATGAAATCCTAAAATCGTATACCTCTCTTACTGGACTACCAGAAGAATTATCAGAAAATAATTACAAAGGATTTATTAATACAAGCAATGCCTTATATTTCTTTTTTGAACACCACGAACTGTATAATAATAATAATAATAACCATTGGGCAACAATTGATGAAGTACTACACCAAAAACAACTATATAACGGAGCAGTAATAGAACTTACAACAGAATTATTTACACAAGTTCCAGAAGCTACCAGATTATTGGCAAACAAAAAAGTAATCGAACAGCCCAAGATATGCTACTTAGCAGATTACACCGACGACTCTTATTCAACGCAGTACTTTGAAGAAGACGATAAGCCGTTTAGTGTGGACTCATTTACAAATACAACGAGCGTGCCATTCTTTGATGATATTTATTTATTTACGTCAAAGCAAATAGCCAATGCGAATGGTTCTCAAAAAGCAAAACGAGCAGCACTATTCATGAACAAAGCGGTTCACGTTATTGAAGATGAATTAACAACAGAAGATGCTGACATACTAAATAACTACAATATGATTTGCCACGAAAAAAAGGACAATAACTACATTATAATTCAAAAAGATACACTGTTTTACTTATTACCCTTATAGGTGCGTATACAATATATTTTATTCGTAAAAACTATATTGTATTGATTAGACGGAATATTCAAATAAGAACTGGTCTAATACTGCTGTTTCTATCTCATTCTTCATATTTTGTTCAACGTGTAGTTGGATTTCGTGAGCTTCTGGTTTGCGTTCATATAAATTTTCAAAATCACGAATATAGTTATTTATTTTATCTATTTGTTTGTTTGTGGATTCCAAATGTGCTCGTAACGCTTCTTGTGCTTTGTTGTTTTGATGTTGTTTTTCTAACAATGCATTCTCTTCACTTTGAATGCGGTCGTCCAGTTGTTTTTGCATTTCTTGCATCTTCTCGCTTTGCTTACGAATAAAATCATCTTTATTCTTGGCAGCCATTTGTTGTAATTCCTTATTCATAGCCTTCGCATTTTCGTTATCATTATTCAATACATCATACCAATTACTACGAATTTCATTCACACTTACAATCGAATCACCTACAATATCTGGCTTCTTGATTTCTTTATCACCAAATACCTTCTCAAATTCATTCACAATCTTTTCAGGGATCATTGGGCTCGTTTCCATTAAGCGGTCAAATTCTTGACGGCACATTTTCAACATATGTCCTGCATCAATACGTTCATCCAACTTTTTGGCTAATTCAATACGAATATTACGTGCAAACTTATCCCACGAAATACCCGCTACACGATGTGCCTCATTCAATTCCGATATTTTCAAATATTGTTGAACGGTTGTCAAAATACCAATCATAATATTAATAGTTCCTATTACCATAGGCGCATATACTTGCATACTAACTGGCAAACTGGTTTGCGCGAACGCGGCGGTTCCAGTAATGGTTGATAATGTAATAGCTGGAATTGTAAACCAAGCGTGTAAGCGTGAGTATTTTTGATGTGCTTTCAAATTCAACCACTTGTAACATTGTGCTACATCACACCATTCTGCCAAAATATCTTCATTTTCTTTTGACCATTCTAAAAAAGGTGTTTGCTCTGATTCGCCATCTCCTTTCGCATTGCCTTCTCCATCAGACAAATCTTTACTTATACTACTTCTACGCGGTTTCTCATTTCCTTCATTTTCAAGGACTTCATCGTTTGGCATATTATATTTAGTGTATATAATATATCCCAATTTTTTTTGAACGCATTTTTTTATTCAATACATAGTTATACCATTATGCATTATCAATACTTTCTTTGGAACCATCTTGCGAAATAACATCCGAATCATCCAGTATTGCAGTGCTATTTGTACTTGTTTCATCGTTATTTGGTTGCACAATCGGTTTCACAACAGGAGTATTTACAGGGGTTTGAATAGGGGTGTTTGCAGGAACATCTAATGCAACGTCAAATGGCATATTATTACAATCCCATTGATGCACACCTTCCACACCACTGAACTCTTTGTCATCATAAGTAGAAGACAATGTATCATCTATTTCTTCTATATCATCAATGGTATAAGTTGTAGTACATTGTAGATTGGCTTCCATATCATCATAAAATTCACTAAACTTCATTGACAATCGTTTCATTTGTTTCTTTTGTGAAATATGGAAAAATGCCAAGTAATCAATATACAAACGAATCTGTTGTAATAAAATATTAATTTCATACGTAAGAGTATTTATCAAGTTTGAAATGGTAAATCCTACCTGATGTTTCTCATTATATGAATCTCGTTCTTTATACTTTTCTTGGCATTTATTGTACAAATTGTTTAATAAAAACAAAATATTATTGTGAATATCACGTATGTCTTCCGGCTTGTATTCTTGAAATGGCTCTAATTCTTTGTATACTGGAAAACTCTTGGTTTCCGTTTCTTCAATATCTAATTCTGCCTTATTTTTTTTGATAAACTCTACAATCAACTGATTCAACTTGTAGTAATCACAATAAACGCGGTTATTCAGTAATGCTCTAAACTTGTCTAAATGTTCCATTTCAAGTGTAAACGTTTTGTATTGAAAAAAGAACGCATCCAAACAAAATAACAACACTTTCTTATTATTTTTTTTTGAAAGGTCATTATACACCTGCTTACACTCTTGTAATTTTTTATGTGCTGTCCCGCGAACATCAGTAATATTCTTTTGTAATTTTAACAAAGACTGAAAATTGTGTTTTAATTTATTTATATTAACAATATGCGTTTCATCCATAACCTATATACACATACCACATTATATTTTCAAACGCATTTGTTATGATTTGTAATACATACTATAAATTTTATGGTTTAGGAAAAAATTGATTTACATATAGTATAGTAAAAAAACATAATTCGTCAATGGAAAACTTGTTCAAATCGTGTATTGCCTGTCATAAAACACCTTTCAGCTGTTTATGTCGTCCTATATTGCGGCGCACTACCGTTTCTTATATGTCCATTCCCATTAAACCAACAAAAACGGATATTTTGAACCAATATAACTATTTTCAGTCCAAACGAAAAACAACAGGATTACAAAAAAAATAATTACGTATCAAAAAGGATAAACAAATACCATAGGGTATATATATAAATAAATGAGTAAATCTATCCCCGATAACTTTTACCCAATTGTTCGTGATTTAATTAATGATTTAGACCATACTTTCCCTGAATATAACGCATTATTAGCTTTTTACAAACAAGATAATTTTGAAGAAAAATTCTTGCCTTCTGTATTTGAATATTGTGTAAAATTCTTTCCTGAACGGTTCTTTGATATTTTGTACCAAAACGAAGATATTTTTTCTGATAACACAAACACTCATTTTTTACCACACATTGATTTCCAAATTTTTTTTACTTGTGAAGACGTTTCAGAGAAAACCAAACAAACATTGTGGAAATATTTACAATTATTATTATTCAGTGTTATTGAGAATGTAGAAGACAAATCTTCTTTTGGTGAAATTGGGAATATGTTTGAAGGTATTGACGAAGGCGAATTACAAAGCAAATTAGCCGAAACCATGCAAGGAATTAGTGGCTTTTTTGAAAATATGAGTTCAAAAGAAGAAGATGGTGAATCTACACAAGAACAAGAAGAACAATCACAAGAAAAATCCGAAAGCGGATCTATTCCAGGGTTTTCTGGCGCTATGCCCAACTTAGGTTCTATTCAAGAACATCTATCTCGGTTGTTTAATGGTAAAATTGGGGCACTCGCAAAGGAAATGGCAGATGAACTTGCAAATGATTTTACAGATGTCTTTGATGAAGGCGACCAAGAAAACGCAGGCGCCAATCCTACCAAGATTATTCAAAAACTAATGAAAAACCCTGCCAAGATTATGGATTTAATGAAAAAAGTGAGTTCCAAATTAGAGTCCAAGATGGCAAGTGGTGAAATCTCAAAAGATGAAATGATGCGTGAAGCACAAACCTTGTTGAGCCAAATGAAAGAAATGGGTGGCGAACAGGGATTGAACGATATGTTGAAGCAAATGGCGTCTGGTATGGGTGGATTAGGGAAGAATATGAAGTTGGATATGAACGCGATTGACCGTTTAACCAAGCAAATGTCCCAACGTGAAGGTGTATTAAAGCGAACAGAACAAAAGAAAAAACAAGCCGAACTACAAAAAGCCCAACAAGAAAAAGAACTACAAGAACGTATTCGTATTCAAAAGGAATTGGCATCCAAGTATTCGGTTGAAGAAACGTCGAAATTGAATGAACTGGTATTCAAATCAAATTCGGGGGATGTTCAAGAGCGTTCGTTCATTCATCCAGACCTATTAAAAGACATTCTTGCAGAAGAAGAGAATGGAGGCACCAGAGGAAAGACCGATTTAGCAAAAAAACCTAAGAATAAGAACAAAAAAAACAAAAAGAAGAAAGCTGCGAAATAATGTTGTAGTAATATATAATGGATTGTACAAAGAAAACCAAAGAAGCGTGTAAAGCTTCCACAAAATGCACATATGCCAGCGGTAAAAAGAAAAGCTATTGTAAAAAGAAAAACACGACCAAGTCTTTATGTGTAAAAAAGAGTGAAACCAAGTGTAAACGCGTTCGTGGATGTAAATTTGCTTCGGGTACCAAACGCAAGTTTTGCCGTAAAAACGTTACCAAGAGACGCAAGAAAATGATGAAGGGCGGCACTCCATCTTACCCTATTCAAAAAGAGATTAAAGATGAACTAGAAAAACACGCACAGGTATTAGATAGCCATACCATTTCTATTAACGTCCATTCGGGGAGAATTAACGGACTTGAAAACACAGTTATCGGACTTGGAAACAGAATTCGCGACCTTGAAAATTAAATCAATAACAAACATTATATGAAACTAATGTATATAATGTTAGGAAAATACATCAACATACCTGTGTTCTTGGTAAGTTTAGCCATTGGAATTTTTGCAGTGTATATTTTAGAACCAGAAACCCGAAAAATATTCATTTACCCAAGCCCCGATAATGTAAAGAAAATGCAATACAAAGACAAAGTGGATGGGTGTTATGAATATGAGCAAACCGAAATCAATTGTGCGGATGCTTCCGGTGAAATAAAAGAAATACCTGCGCAATATTAACCCGTTATAACGTCGTTGAATAATTATGAATTATTTTTATCACACCATATTCTATATGAACTTCAAAAAAGTATTAAATAGTGATACCGGAAAAATATTAATCTCTGTCTTGCTTGGTTTAGGGCTCGCAAGTTTATTTAGAGAAGCATGCCAAGGTGATAAATGTATTAATTTTGAAGGACCCATTTTGGAAGATGTGGAAGAAAAAGTATTTAAGCAAGGAGATAAATGTTATACTTACAAATCTCACCGTGTAGATTGCAATGACGAAAAGAAAGCGGTTCCTTTTTCCGCTGAATCTTCTTTTGAACAATTTACACCGATTGCGTTTTAAAACACCCCATAAAAAGTTTAGTGTATAATATAGTTTTTATGGAAACAACTACTACTCGTATTGCTGACCTTCCATTGTCAAATGATATGAATAATAATAAAGCCATGCTTGAACAACCGAATAATTACATGCCTATGAACGTACATCCAAACCCATACGGCAACTCAAATAACCCTGACATAATGGCTCCGCCAATAAACCCACAAGAAGGGTTACAAAATCAATTACAACAAAACGTGGAAATCCGACCACAACCTCCGCAAACGCAATATATGAGTGAAGAACAAATGTTAGAATTGCAATCTCTATCTCATCAGCAACTTCCTTCTCGCGATATACCTATGAATCCATCGCAAATCGTTCAAGATGAACAAGCAACGCCCAATTATATTCAAAAGAAAGTCCATTTTGATGACTATGTAAACGAACATTATGAATTCAGCAAAAAGGAGTTTGATAATCACGAAAAAGAAAAAGACCAAGCACGATTTTGGGATACATTATTAGGAGAAGCACAAGTTCCACTCTTGATAGGACTTATTTATTTCATCTTTCAAATGCCTATTATTAACCAGTATATATTCAAAAACCTCTCTTTCCTTGCTATCTACAATGAAGACGGGAATTTTAACTTTTACGGGCTACTATTAAAGAGCATCATGTTCAGTATTTTATATTATACTTGTATCCAATCCATACACTTTATGGCAACACTGTAAATAACTGTTCTTTACATCACTTATTTACAAACTATTACTTCAATAATTTTTGAATACGACTCATTACTCCATCTCCTTTTTTACCCGCTTTAGCTGTTTTATTTGCCTTCTTTGTTTTTGGTTTTCTCTTTACACTCTTTTTCGCAGGTGTTGGTTCTGCTTGTTTGGAACTGTCTTGTCTGGTTTCATCTAATTGCAAAGGCACATAACGCAAAAACCATCTTTCAAATTCTCTGCTATTACGTTTGGATTTCAACTCCTTGAACTTTTCAGCCTTTTCAGCACGCATGTCTTCCAATGTAGATTGTCTTCCAACACAGTCCATATTAAATCGTTTTAATAACCCTTTTTGACTTAATCGGTTCTTTTCCTGTACATCAAATAAGAACTGTGCCATACATAGCAAACGGTCTGATTCGTATTCTCCATCCGAGCTGACATACAGGAAACTCAAATAAAAGGTTAATATGGTATCAATCGTAGCAATGTTCACCTTTGATTTTCCTACAGTAATGGTATTATAAGAGTGGCACGCAATTGGTTCATAAATATAAGCTAACACTTCTTGTCCGATTGATATTTCTATTTTACGTGGCACTAATTCTCCAACAGCCTCTATTTCAACCGTTTTTACATTTTCAAACCCAGAACGTTTTAACTCTTCACTTAAAATAAGAGCCGTTCTATCAATCTCAACCGACAAAACATCGAAATCAGGAACCTTTTTCAATTTACGTTGTATATTTTTTGGCATGTATTGTGAGTAAATACTGGTAGCATATGCCCCAAAGAATACTACTCCTTGGTCTACCAGATTATTACGTATAATTTCATACAGTTTATCAGAGTCGTCGCGGTTTGGTGTGTCCATATTTCTTTGAAAGTCTATTTGACTACACTTTGCACTCTTAAGTGGGTAAAATTTGTTCAACAAAGTTAGGCGTTTTAATACCTTTTCCCATCGACTAATATCACCTTCGGGTCGGGATAATTCTAAATACATTGCCATACGCAAATAATTGGGTGGAGCATACAAGATGCCTGCCCGCATAATCGCTTCTTTTTGTAATTTTTCAAATAAAGGGCTAATAATTTCGGTAATATCCGCAATAGGAATATAATTCACAAACACTTTAAATGTACCCTCATGAACCCCCGACTTTGCTTCTACATCTTCATATCCCGCCTTATAATAAATGTCTGCAAGTTCCTTTGCATCTTCCAAAGCATTATTCGAAAAGAAATCATAATCAGGTAATTCCAGTTCTGGGTCATAGAATTGAGCATAACTGGGTAAAATATTATTAATCGCAGTCCCTCCATAGCAAACTAATTTTTTATTAATAATAAACGTTTCTACGATTTCCAATATTTGTTTAATTTCATCACTTGATACAACACGTCGTGAGCGAGTTTCTTCGTTTTCATCCACTGCTTGACGTAAAACCGCCAATTCGCATTCATGAAAAGTCATTGATCGGTCGCATACATCGGGTCTTTTCTTTGATTCTTGGGTCTTTTTTTGAGAAACGGACTTGTTTTTTGGCATATATCTACTTATATAATAGATATATATTTACAGAACATTCTGGGTATAATAGCCTATTGCGTGGGACAAAGGGACGAATGCGCTTTGATGTTTATTAAAGAACTCTTCATATTGCTCTAAATATTCATCTGTTCGGTAAAATTGTAATGGCACAATCTGAATACCGTGGTCTATAAACAATTCTCTTAATTCCGGATTGCTTGTTCGTTGTATTGTATCTGGAACGGCCATTCTATACTTTTCTACGTTGCTACAATAGTCACAATTATCTCCTTGTGTTAAAGCAATCGATTGTTCGTTCAAGACTTCACTGTATTGGTTAATAGAAAGGGTTGTAGTCCCACTGTTGATATTAACATATTCGGATATATCATAACAATTATGGTCAGACACTTCGCACGCAGAAAAATCCTTATAATTTCTATCAATACGATTATCTAATAGCAGCACCACTTTTCGCATAACATCTTTTACTTTAGTCTCACCCGATACTTCTCCCTTATACAAATAATCTTTCAATACAAAATCCACTGATTTTCCAATAGCTTTGTAGATTCCTTTGTCTTTTGATTTAACACGTAAATGGATAAACAATGGGTCATTTGGATTAGGCGATTTTTGTGAAAACCCGGTCGAAATTGCAGCAGCCAATGCATCGTCCAACAACAATGAATTATCTGTTTCAATCATCTCATACTCTTTATCCAAGGTATAAGATACTGTTGGTTTGCTATCAATATATAAGACTTCAAAGTCCAAGAAGCGGCATCCACGTTCCACTACATAACGGATAGCATCACTATTTACGTAATTACCACTTACAGCACAATTATACGCCCCTTTAATTATATATTGTTTCAAAGACTCGTTTGTGTAATCTTTTGACAAGCCTGCCATTTTTACAGGAACACTACTTTTCATACTACTTACTTCCCCTTCTTGGGTGTTTCCAAACCCCGGAATTGCAAATCCTTCTTTTGTATCCCACCCACCATATAATGATATTCTTCTTTTTGCTTCAATTTGAAAATGGACGTATAGCATTAATATAATAGCCAATATAAGGAAAATCCATTGATAATATTTCATTTACAATATTGTTAGAAATTTATATTTTATTAACGAACAAATATAATGGTATTATATAACTTAATAGTAAATGGCAGGTGGATTACTAAATATTGTATCAGTTGGTAATAATAATGTAATTTTAACTGGAAACCCTACCAAAACCTTTTTTAATGTTACCTATAGCAAATACACGAATTTTGGATTACAAAAGTTTCGAATTGATTATGACGGACAACGAGAATTACGATTAAATGAATCTTCTACATTTAGTTTTAAAATACCACGTTATGCTGAATTATTAATGGATACATATATTGTGGTTACATTACCCGATATTTATAGTCCTATTCACCATCCTGTATTTGATAATAAAGATGGAACAGCAGGTGAATGGGCTCCGTATGAGTTTCGTTGGATTGATAATATTGGTGCTATGATGGTTCAAGAAGTTGAGATTACTTCAGGTAATATGAGCCTACAAAAATACACTGGAAACTATATTGCGTCTGTTGTAGAACGTGACTTTAGTGAAGAAAAAAGGAATTTATTCAATGAAATGACTGGAAATGTTTCTGAATTAAAAGACCCCGCTAACTCCAACAACCGTATTAATACATACCCAAATGCTTTGTATACATCAAACACTGTCGGCGCAGAGCCTTCTATTCGTGGACGCAACATCTATATTCCATTAGGTGCTTGGTTTACAATGAATCCTGGGTGTGCTCTTCCACTTATTGCATTACAATACAATGAAGTACGTATTAATGTCACATTGAGGCCTATTCGGGATTTATTTCAAGTACGTGATGTATTTGATTACCGAAACAATTTCCCCTATGTAAAGCCCGATTTTAATGAGAACCGTTATCAAATGTATCGGTATTTACAAACACCCCCCGCATTTGATTTAACATCTTCGAATTATACAAATCAAACGACCACTTGGAATGCCGACGTCCATTTACTATCCACTTATTGCTTTTTATCAAAAGAAGAAGCTACCAAATTTGCTCGGGAAGACCATGTATATTTAATAAAAGATGTTCACGAATATAACTTTGAAAATATTACGGGTGCGAAAAAAATTAAAGTCGATTCAAGTGGTATGGTTGCAAGTTGGATGTTTTATTTCCAACGAAATGATTGTAATTTACGTAATGA